GAATGGAGGGAGAAAAGAAGGGCCGACCCCTGAAGATTCAGAGGCCGACCCAAGGGTTGATCTAACGATCAGGGGACGGAGTCGTAGATGGTGGCGAGGCACTCGGGGCGAAGGACCCCGTGGCCGCACACGACCTTCGACACCAGGAGCGTACCTTGACGCTCGACCTGGTAGTCGGACTCGGTCATGACCTGGTTCCGCATGACGGTACCGATCGCGCCGCGCTCCATGGCGAGGGCCGCGATGCCGCCAGTGATCCCGTACTCCGGGTTCTCGCTGGCGCCGGGGGTGACCGCCGAGGTCGGGAGGTGGTTGGTCCACTCGATGTTGAACCCGTAGCCCTTCAGGATGCCGCCGTTCGCCTGCGAACCGTTCCCGGCGTTGCCGTAGTTGACGTCAAGGAGACGCCCGGCGCGCTGGAGGTTGTAGTAGGCTTCGGGGGTCACGAAGAACGTGACGTCGTCCATCGGGACGTCCTTGCTGGCGAAGTTCGCAGCAGCCTTGACCATCGACGTCTCGAGGGCGAGGGCGCCCGCGTCGGAGGTGGTGTCGAGGACACCGTCCTGGTCGATGAGGAGGGAGTCGGTCTTGGCCGCGTTGATCGCGTCGTCGAAGGGCGAACCCTTGGAGGCGAAGGCGTGGTTGGCGGCAAGCGCGAACAGCTGCTTGTCCATCTTACGAGCAAGCGCGGCGCCCAGCTGGTAGGCGTACTCCGAGCGGGTCTCGTAGTGACGGATGAGCTCGTCCCAGTTGTCGACGAAGATCGAGGACAGCAGGATCTTGTCCACGGCGATCGTGGTGTCCGTGTGCTCGATGTCGCTGAGGTAGCTCAGCGCCGGGTTCAGCAGGCTCTCGCCGCGCGTGTGGTACGCGGTCACGGCCTGGCCGATCCGGGGGAATTGGAACTCCTTGCCCGGCCCCACGTTCATGACGCGGGACTTCTGGAACATGAGGTTCTTGTCTCGGAAGACGTTCAGCACTTCACCGCTGAACATGCGGAGATACATCTCCGAAAGGTCGCCACCAGACGAGCCACGCCGGCCCGGGCTGGTGATAGTACCAACAGTAGAAGTCATTGGACTTTCTCTCTAGTAAAGGTAGGAGGGGGTTAAGAGGGAGTTTGCTCTAGAGCTTTCCGCGTCTTCGTGTTGTCCGCCCTTGAGCGGCACGCTGCATCCTGCTCCTACGCAAGCACCCCCAGCAGTCTCCGTCGAGACCGGCCGAGGGTGTGGAAGGTGGGCCCACCCCCGGAGGGGCAGGCCGTCTGATTAGACCGTCAGACTTCGGTGCTGCGCTGAGTGCGCACGCGACGGAGGAGGGCCAGGGCCCCACCACCACTCGCCCCGCCGAACAGCAGGACGAGCAGGAGGTCCAGAGCGTCATTGCCGGTGGTGATGATCTCATCACTGGCCTGACGGGCAGCAGCGTCGAGCCGCGCCTTGGACTCCTCGAGGATCTCGCGGATGAGCTCGTCGCGCTCGTCAGCGGTGATCTCGCCGGAGGTGTAGACGTCGTCCACGCCCTCCAAGAGCTCAGAGGTCTCCTGCTGGATCGCCTCGGCCTCAGCCGTGAACGCGGAGAACGCGCCGCAGCCGAAGAGGGGGAGCAGGAGTAGAAGGGGGAGGAGGATACGAATCATAGGTCGGAGACGGAAATGCGACGGAGGATCTCTTCGCGGTACGAGGGGTCGGTCTTGTAGCGGGGGTCGCGCTGAGCCTCATAGAGGTCCTCAGGGCCCTTGAAGGGTTGCGTGCCCGCGGGGGCCGCGGTGCCGCTAGCGAACTCGGGCTGCGCCCCGCCGCTGCGCGCAACGAGGTCCCGCATGATCGCCGCCTGCCCCTCCACGGAGGCAGAGGCGAGGTCAGCGTTCACAGCGTCCAGCTGCTCTTGGGTCATGTTGTTCCTAGCCCACTCTTTCGCCTGCTCGACGACTTCGGCACCGCCCAGCTGCTCGGTGACAGTGGCGGCGGCCTGCGCCCGCTGCATCTCCGCGATCTGCGCCTTGAGGGCGGCGACGTCTTCGGAGGTGGCGGGGGTCGGCTCGGGCTTGGCCTCGATGTTGAGGGAGGGGGCCTCTTCGGTGGTTTCTTGCTCAGACATTAGGAGATGTTGGCTGTGATGATCGGGGCTTGGCAGAGGGGGTCCTCAGCCAGCAGCGTTCGGTAGGTTCTTCCCAAGCGACGCCCGAATTGGATGTTGCCTAGGGCGGTGAAGTGGACGCCGTCCACGTTGCTCTCGATGCCGCTGCGGTCAACTAGGCGGGTGCAGGGCTCCTGCTTCTGCCAGGTGCGGTACTCGGTACGTAGACCGTCCACGTCGGCCTGCGTGACGTCGCCACCGCGGGGAGGGGTGTAGTTGTCAGCGTCCGGCAGGTAGGCGTCCAGTTGGAGCCACGGGAAGGAGCACTGGTCCGGGAACTTGTTCTCTAGGTAGCGGCGGATGATGTCGAGGTTGTAGGAGGTCGTGTTGGCCTGAACGATGTTCGGCAGGATGTCCGCCGCGCCCACCGTGCTCACGACTCCGCACACGGCGACGCGCTTACCCGCGGCGATGAGGTTGTTCACCGCGCGGACGAGGTAGCCGTCGAACGCGATGTCGCACGCCAGTCCGCCCGGGGAGTAGTTGAGCGTCGCGTTGTAGTCGTTCGTGCCGGTAGAGATGCCACCGGCTCCGAAGTACACGAAGTACGGCGCGACGATGTTCTGATCGGCCGTCTTGAAGAGGCCGTAGATAGACTGCGAGAAGCTCCAGAGCGGGGCCTGCTGCCGGTTGTCCGGGCCATCGTCGTTGGCGTAGCTGCCCGCGCCACCCGTGCCGCCCATGTGCGGGAAGACCTGCTCCCAGCCAGGCGTGCCGGTCATGGTGACGCCGGATGAGCCTTCGGTGCGGTCGTCGATGTACAGGTTGTCGCCCTGCACATACAACCATTGATCCCAGTACTGCCCGTAGTTGGTCTTGTCTCCGGGCTGGATGGGGTAGGCGTTGCCGGGGGTCGTCTCCCACACGGTGCGGGATCCGGCGGCGGTGTCCCCCATGCCCACCGCAGTGGAGTCTCCGAAGAACAGGAAGAGGGGGACAACGTCGTCGGGGAGGAGGACTTGCTGGCGACCCGCCACAGCGCTGCGGTACTCGTCGCCGGCCTTCGAAGTGTATAGGGAGAGTGCGGTCATTCAGTGGGTGCTTGTTGGCCCTGCTGGCGGAGCACCTCCGGACCCAGCTTCTCCATCGCCATCTGTTGCTGGCGCTGCTGCTGGATCTGAGCGATCTCCTCAGGGGTCTTAATGTACTGGTCTTTCGGGAGGTTGAGGGACGTCGCCATGTCGGCGGCGATGGCGTCCACGCGAAGGTAGTCCACCAGCTGGTCCGGCGGGACCGAGCTCTGCAGACCCTGGAGGAACTGCTGGATGCGGATGGCCTGGTGGTTCCGGGAGATCGCCTCGAGGCCGGTAGCGATGACCGGCTGGACCTCTTTCGGGATGTTCACCCGGCCGCTCCGCTTCATGCGGTTGAACAGGTACTGCACGATCGGGCGCTGCACGGTCTGCGCGAGCGCCGCGTAGGCGTTGCCGAGGGCGTCCTCGAGCTCCTGCGCCACGAAGCGGATCTCCTCGGAGGTCACCCGCTCCCCCGCCCGCTGCACGGACGAGTTGAGCAGGAAGCTCTTCGAGAGCGACATGATGATGTCGTTCTGCTTCTGGTACGCCACGCCGAGGTCCTGGCCCTTGTCCGCCTGGACGGCCCCGATGTCCTCGGGGTCGCCGACGCGCACAGAGCCGTTCGGAGCCTTGGCGATCGCGGCGGGCTTGGTGGCGCTGCCGGGACGGGCCAGGAAGATGACCTTGCTCATGACGAGCGCAGCCTCCGCGAGGGCTCGGCTGATCTGCTCGAGCACAAGGAGGTCGCCCTTGAGATCCTCCACGAAGCCACGCCCGTAGGAGTAGCCGTAGATGGGCGCGAAGCGCAGCGGCATGAGGGGGAGGTCTTCCTCCTTCACCTCGCGGCGGGAGCCCTCCACGACGACGCCGGCGATCTCCTGGCAGAACTCGAACTTCCCGTTCGGTAGGCGGCGAGCTCCGGTGTAGAGGTCGATGGTGTCCGTGGTGCCTGTCTGCTCTCCGGTGAACTCTTGGGAGCTCGAGGAGAGCTGCTCGCGGGTCAGGGCGTACCCGAGGCGCTGCTCGGCGTCGGTCTTCCCGATGCCCTGCCGGAGGATGACGGTGGCGAGCCTCCCGTCCGCGTCCCGCTCGACCACGTAGTGGCGCAGGTCGCAGGTGATGGGGCTCTTGCCGCCGGGGCGGTCGTACACCAGCGCGTTGCCGGTGACGACGAGGAGGCGCAT